TGAGTCACAGAAGTTTGCTGCTCGTGAGCGTGCATACAAGAGTAAGTCATCACCATCAGATGCTTTCTATTACACACACGAGGTACTACAAGAGTTGCTTAAAGATGTGTGGCGCTATGACCAGTGGGTAGAGAGCGCAACACCTAAGGGTGATGAGTTCATTAGTAAATCAAGCAAGCCCAGCGAAGGCATGAATCGTGAGGCTATGTTGTCTGATGTTAGCGGTGCGCTTAAGCGTTTAAACGAACAAGATAATCTTCTTCTTCAACGCAGGTTTGATGGCGGTGGCACAGACTTTGATGCGCTTGCCATTGAATACTCCGTGAGTGAGGAGGCTTTGCGTAAGCGTGTTAGTCGTGCGCTTACCAAGTTGCAAGACAGGCTAGGTGGAGAACAACCTCAATGGAACAATCGTAGATACAGGAAACCCGATAATGATTAGACCTAAGTACCAACGCATGAAGCCATGGAACTGGTTGGGACTGCCGTTGTATTATGTAGGCATCTGTTTAAACGACATAGGTTATTACATTTACCTGGCTGGAGATAAGATAGTGTGGTTTAAACGCAAGCAGATTGGATACATAAAGAAATGATTATTGGTTTGAGTGGGTATGCACAGTCAGGTAAAGACACAGTTGCTGAACTGTTGTGTTTAAACTATGGCTATACACGGATGGCATTTGCTGACCCGATGCGTGATGCAATCTATACATTGAATCCTTTTGTTGAAGGTGGTAATCGTGTTGCTGATTTAGTTGATGAGTATGGATGGGATGTAGCCAAGGCTAACCCTGAGGTACGCAGATTACTTCAAGTGTTTGGTACTGATGTGGGTCGCAAGCAATTTGGTGATAACTTTTGGGTGCAACAAGCCTTTGATAAAATGGAATCAACCAAGATTGTATTTGCTGATGTTCGTTTCCCTAATGAGGCTAATGAAATCATGCAGTATGGCGGTCAAGTGTGGCGTGTAAACAGACACAATCATCCACCAGTTAATGGACACAAGAGTGAACATGCGATGGATAACTTTATGTTTAAACATGTTATCTATAACGATAGCACGCTTGATGATTTGTCTGATGAAGTGTTTATGTTAGCAAAGGAGTTGGGTCTATGACACGAGGCAAGTGTTGTTTAAACTATGGCGAAAGTATCCTTGCAACATGGCGTGCACGCATCCATAAAAAAATAGATGATGCTCATGTTGGTATGGAATTGAAATCAATCCAGCATGAGTTGCAATACTGGGAAGGTTTTAATGCAGGATTAAAGTGGGCGCATCGCATAGTTGATGGCGATAAATCTGCTGATTAAATACAGAAGCCCCCTCGCAAAGACTGGAATCCGCAAGGGGGCTTTTGTATGGGCACCTACTACATGCTTCCCCTTCACATAGGAGATGCCCAATGACTACAACCTATCACATGTTCATGCCTCGTGGGTCAGACACCTGCAAGTTGAGGGCTTTTCTTGCTGCGTTCCTACGAAATGGGGTAGTTCCACCCCACACACCACTGCGTTCATGGACTAGCCCCCACTCTAGGCACATCTCCATGACTGGACACTCCACACACATGCGTGCGAATACCTTTTCCTCATCGGGGGTAAAGATGTCTTTGTCGGGGTAAAACAATTCAACATCTAACCCTTTGCATGCAGCCTCCTCGGTAAGCCTACGATTCCACCGTAGTTTAAACGCATGGAAATCTTTACCTCGGTTACGAACTTCTTTCTTTTCTATTACTTTGTGATGTTTAATTTCCATTAGTACCACCCCACTGCCAAGTGATGAGCGTACGCCTTGCAGATACCACCAGTCTTGCCGTAGTGCCTGTCTATGTAGCGCAACCCAGCGATTACCTGTGTATACCCATCATCAGTTTGATGTATGCCAATAAGTTTCCATGTTTCAGGTTTGAGTTGTGCGATTCCATGTGCACCACCACGATTGTTGTGTGATTGTGGTCGCCAGTTTGACTCACGCATCCACAATTCATAGAGGCATGGGTACTGTTCAATCTTATCCTGCTTGATTAGTTGCTCCACTGCGAAGCGTTGGTAATCGTTGTGATAGTAAGCAATAAGCGTACCTTGCGGTGGATGTGCAACCATCTGCACTCGTGGATTAAACATGAGAAAGATTCCGAGTACAAGAGTTGTTGCCATCCACAGTCGGGCATGCGGGTGGATGCGTTTAAACATACTCAGCCTCCAGTTTCGCACGGTTACCACACACTCGGCTAATGAAAGTAAGTATGTCAGCAGGGATGTCAGTGTCATTGCCATGGCTATCGGTTAAGCCCAAGACAATCATGTTGCCCACAATCGTAGGCGAGTTGCCGAACATGAACGAGAGCGCACTGGCTACCGAGTTGAGAGGTAGTTGTTTGAGCAATCCCTCCTCGTTTACATAGCCTTGGCATACGCCAGCACCATAGTAATCATGCATACCGATGGGTTCAATCAATCCATCCACTGCTGCTTGCATGTCAGAGAGTTGTTTAAACTCCTTCTCCTCGTATGTTCCATCTGTGTATAGCACTGCACCTTTAGGCATAGTTGTTCTCCTTTAGTTTGCCGTTCTCGTATTCTCTGCCTACCTTGTATAGTTGACCGAGTTGGTTTACTGCATCGCTAAGGCGATTGATAAATGTTCTGCGTTCCTCATCGTTTAAATGGGTCAGCATCTCATCCGTTACATCACAACGCCACACAATCCGAGCCATGTTATGCCCCAATCTCAAACGACTCGCAGATTTCCTGCACTGCATCGTTTAATTGTTCGGTTAGTTGGGCTTTCTCTGCCTCGGTTAAGTGCTTAGTCATGCCCACTGTTACCGATGAGTTCCATAGGTTAGCCATTAGAGCACCAGTCCTTTCATCATGTCGTTTAGTTCAGCGTATGCAATGTCGCTTGAGTTGTACTTACATCCGTCAATGGTTGCTTTATCCTCAAGCCCTGTAACCTTGAGCCAATCACGATAAGGCTTTGCGCCTTTGTAATCTTTCATGAATAGGCAAGCGCTTAGGTATAACGGATAGTCGTTGTTAATCCATAGCGCAATGTTCCATGTGTTGTAGTTTTTCCAACCCTCATAAGTTTTATTTACCATGGCAATGGAGCACTCTCTGATAGTTGTTTCTTTAGTTGCTTGTTGCGGTTGCGTAGCCATGCGTTCTCACTGTTGAGTCGGATGTTGTCCTTGATAGCGAAGCCCACCAGTGTGAGCGTGCATAGTAAGGAGATGATGACGGCGAGGATGTCGCCTGTTGTTAGATACATACCAGTCCTTTGTTCTATGTAGCCGAGTTGCTACATGTCCTAGGATTCCAGTTCGGTATGCATAAGTCAAGGATGTTGGTCATAAATAAAAAAGTTTTTTTGTTTAAACAAGACTGCATGTTTCTTTAGTTTTATCCACCTTGAGGTGGATAAAACCATCCTATCATGACATGCAAACTTACTGTTTAAACGCATGTCGTTAGCAGTCTGGTGCTGTGAGTGCCAGACCCACCACCACCACCAGACCCACCACCATTGTTTAAACGCTTGTGTATTCCAGAGTCCCAGGGAAGATTTGTTTTTGTTGTTTAAACAGTTAACACTTTCCAGATGTACCTGGAATTAGTATGATGGATAAAAGAAAAACCCCCGCCGAAGCGGGGGCTATCTTTATCGGATGATGCAGGTGCGCGACCAACCGAAACTTAGAACAGGTGCTTGTCGTAATAACTAGATGCGTACTCGTGCTCATCATCCCAGTTACTAGAAGAATACTTGCGCCAGTTGTTGGCATACACTTGTTTAAACGGTGTGAAGTTCTGATGCTCCACAATCTTGCCGTCTTTAACCTTGAAGTATTCACCCTCGGCTGCTGCGTATGCCCAGTCAAGCACTGAGTCAAGCATGATAGATGCGTTCTCAATGGTGTCCTCGGTTGAACCGTAGACGAGCGAGCCTGTCTTGGTCTGACCAATCCACAATGGCGATGAGTTAACACGAGCAAGGTGCAATGTGTTGCCCTTGTTCTGTTCAATCCAAGCCAAGGCAGCAGTGCCTTGTACACGAGAGAGCACCTCGGCAATGGGCGCTGATGTAAATGCAATCAGTGCTGCGACTGCCTCGGAATCTACTTGCCCGTGGCGCTTGACCTTGAGTTGTTTAAACAGTTGGTCATCGTTGCTGATGTGTCCGTTGTGTGTCAACACAATCTTGCCACGAGGGATTGGGTGGTTGTTGTCATTAAACTTTGGGTCACCTTGAGTTGCCCAACGAGTGTGCAAGATAGCGGTCTGTGCGTTTAAACAGATTCGCTTGCCTGCATCTGTCGTGATGAACTTGGTTGCAGCCACTGGCGCTTTGGTGATTACACGATGCCCAGTCTTTGGGTTAATCCATGCTGCACCTGTGGCGTGATAGCCACGATGTTCAATGTCCATGAGCATCTGCGATGCAAGGTCAACCTGATTGTTGTTGTGCTTTGGGTTAAGGCAGAAGCCTGCGATTCCACACATAATTTATTTCTCCAGTCTGTGTTAGTTGTTAGTTGGTCTGATTAGTGAAGTGTACCACAACCTGTGTTGTGCGGTCATACACTGTGTTTAAACGGTCAGTGGCTGCGAGGTACCGAGCCTCTGTTTCTGTGTATAGTCCAGTGAACTTTCGCCCATAGAAATCTATACCTTCAACGATGTATAACTTTTCGTTATTATTCGCCATGATTGTTACCTGTCAGTAAGTAATGAACCCACACGCCAGCAATGATTGCCAGCAGTAGAAGCACACGACCATCAATGATTGACCAGTAGTTGATGCTGTTCATGATTCCAGTCCTTTCGTTTAAACGGTACCGAGGATTTCCCGATTCCGTTTGTGCCTGCCGAGGGTAACGCTCCCTCGCTTGCCCACTTGGGGCAGGCTGCCTGCTGCTATCCGTTGAGGGATGCTGCTCGGTCTTTGAGATAGTCGGCGGTGCGCTCGTCAAGATTTCCGTTGATGCGGAGCAGGTCTAGGAGATTCTCGCACTTTTGGAGGTTGGTGCCAGTGCCGAGGTCACCGATGATTCGGCTCTCGCTGAGTTGTTTAAACGCATCAATGAACTTTGCCCACGCAACGGCTTTGGCTCCGTTGAGTGTGCCTTGATGTAGGCGGATTTCCAGCGTGCCATGGCGTTGGAAAGATTGGAGATTGAAAGAGTGGTAGCGGTCACCGTTGAAGTCCGAGATGTTGCCGTTGCGGATTCTTTCGGCGTTGCGATTGGTTGCTGCTTGGTCAAGCGCTGAGCAGAAACGGTTGTTTAAACGGCTTGGCGCAACGAGCACACCTATTGCATCATGGTGCAGATTCCAGTTGATGTACCACTGGGCGATGTGCTCATGGGTCAATTCTGCTGCTCCGATGTGGACATGGAAGCCAGTTGTGCGGTCAACCTTGCCACCTGCTCCGAGAAGCAGGCGGGCAACGGTTGAAGCCTCGTTTAAACGGATTGGGTCAAGGATTGGTGACACGACCTCGGCTCCACGAACTGAGCCGTCATAAACCGATGTCCACTTCTCGTTGACGATGTGCTGATTGCGTGGCTCCTCGCAAGCGATTCCGCCACGATTGAGCGCTGCTGATGCTGCTGATGTTGAGAGTCCAGCGACCTCAAACTCTAGTCCGAAAGTAGTCATGATTAAGCCTCCACGAGTGATTGATTGCATGCTGGGCAGATTGGAGCGCCGAGATTCTCAAGAGTTGAGCGAGATACTCGTGCGATGTAGTTGTCGTTTAAACACGCAACCTTGATGAGGCGAGTTGTTTGCTTGATTGCTGGCGCAATTTCAATCTTGGCGTGTGGATACTCGCCGAGTGTGAGGATGATTGATTCAGCCCACACTGGGAGCGTGTCCAATGGCTTGGCAACGCTTGGCGCTGCTGAGCGCCAGTTGCCTGATTGAGCGATGCGGAGCAGTGGGAGGATTGCCTTGGCAACCTCAGTTGATGAGTCAACGGTAGGAGCCACGAAAATCTCGGCAGTGAAGTCTTGAGATGCGGTTGGAGGCACGATTGCAGCAGTTGCAGCCTTGCGACCAGTCTTTGGAGGGAAGCCACAAGATAGGCGGATTGCAGCCTCCTCATCACCTCCACCTTGGATTGATGATGCGATTGGTCGGCGAGCAGCAGTAGCAAACGCTGCGAGCCATTGTTCACGATTTCTCATGATGTTTAAACCTTTCCAGTCGGTAGTGGATTGTTCCACTGGGATAAAGGTAAACGAGATTTAAAAAAATTACAAGTACCCTCTAAAACCATTGATTTATACTGACTTTAGGGCACTTTGCCGATGTTGATGTTGATGCGATTGCCTCCGATTGATGATGCTGCGGTGGGTGTAAAAAAATAAGTTACTGGCGAGTAAGGCTCTAAAAGCATTGATTTTGGCTGACTTTAGCGATGTGCAATTTTTGAAATGCTCTAAAGTAACTTGATTTAACTGACTTTAGCGATGTTACCAGTGAGTAACTTACGAGATGAATCCTGAGAATCTCACATAGTGAGATGCCACGCATGCAGGCTGAGCCACTGGAAAGTAATTGAAAGTTCAACCAGTTTAAACATGCGCTGCGATTGCTAGGTCGGGGCGCTATTGATGCGCCGAGCGAGTCAGCGCCTTGCCAGCGCCTAGTGCTGCCCTGCCCTAGCGCTGCACTGCCAGCATGCAATGCCAGCATGCGTTTAAACTGAGCAAAGCAGGCTGCAAAGTTTGACCCCAGGTTTTTAAATATCTGTGTGTCTGTGTGTCTGTGTATACAGCCACATAACTTTGATAGCCCTGGGGTCTAAATAGGCTCTGACCTGCAGTTATAGCGGTCAGTAGCAATGTAATAAAAAAGTTACAAAAGAAATGTCCAAGAAGTGTCCATTGGACACCTAATAGTATATGTAGGGCAAAATAATCTGTGCCCTACGGCAAAGCACACTGGCTGCCCTGAGGCAGCCTCCCTAGTAATTGCCCTAACCTTCGGCTTCCGC